TGCCAGCGTCACGAACGGCGAGCGCTTGTTCGTGGACTTCGGCGGGGTAATTGCGTTCTCGATCTTCGGCGCACCATCCACGCGGAAGATAGTGCGGAACGCCGTTGCATCTGCATCGAAATACAGGTGCATGGACGTCGCCGTTTGGATACCGCCCTTGCTCGTAATCGAGCGGTAATAAGACAGGTCCACAAGCGAAACGTCGGATTGCGCCGACACCGCGCTAGCGTGTTCCGTGATGATGACCGGGCGGCCCTTCAACATGCCGTAAGGCGACGCTTGCACGCCACCTTGACCAGCGCCGATAGGCATATAAATCGGATAGTTGCCGAGCGTCAGCGTATCGAGCAGCGGCAACACGTCCGGGTTAATCAGCCATACAGCGCGGGCAAACGAACCAGCGGGCAAGCGCGCGACCATGTTGATAATGTTCGCGGCGGAAAGGGTCATCGTTGCCTGACCCGAGTCTTTTGCCACCACAATCAGCGCGTTCGAATTCAGCAGGCCGACCGGCTGACCCGCGCCCGTGCCGAACAAAATTGCTTCGTCGGTTTTCCAACGGATCGAGGCAGCAGTTTTGCCGGGCAGATACGCAGCGAGCGCGCTAGCGTCGTCCAGCAATTCATCAGTGACCGGGACCAGCGCCATCAGCTTGTGCAGACGGTGCGCAGTTACGCCAAGCTTCGGCTTCGTTGCGGTCGCTGCGGTCGCTTCTGCCTGCCAGTAAGCGCGAATGCCGTCAGTACCCCACGGCGTGGTTTCGTCTTTCGGAAACACCATCGAATTGCCCGAAATCGGCGTGCTGTCGGTCATCGGCAGAAGCGCTTGTTCTTCCAGCGACAGAGTGAAAATGTCCTGTGCGAACTGCGGCGGCACGAGGAAGCCGCCATCAGCGCCGCCCGCTTCGTTGCCGAAAACGCCCGGAGCCGCTGCGCCGATCATCAAACGATCATCAACGCGCGCATTGTGACCCGCTGCGGCGCGCACGCTGCGCGCAAATTCGCCGAACGACTGAAAGCCGCGCGTCGGATCGGCTTCGCGGTTGTCAGCTACGCTAACGCGCGACGTTGCAGTAACGTCGAAGCCTGCCGCCGCTGCGGAAGTCGCAACGCCTGCAACGCTCGCAATCGTCGTTTCTTCGAGCGCCAGCGCGTGCTCGCGCTCGATCTGCCCGTTAAGGCTCGTCACTTGCGCGCGCAGCGTTTCGAATTGCGCCGATTCGTCGTCCGTCATATCGCGCTCAGCCGACGCATCGGCGAGGGCGCGCATTTGTGCGACGGCTGCGGCTTTACGTTGTTGGAGCAAGCGAAGATTCTTGGACATGGTTTTCACCTTTGAAAAATTGAAATAAACGTGGCGCGGCCTGCCGTCTAAGGACGGCATACGCTTTCGGTTCGATGGAATCGTCGGCGCGAACGCCCGCGCTAAGCGTTCAGAATGTCGATATCGCGCTGCATTGCCGCTGCGCGATTCCCTGCCTTTGCTGCCTTGCCGCTGGCGCGTGCCATGCGGCTCAAAACCTGTTCAAACGTCGCAACGTCGTCCACCATGCCCGCCGCTTTAGCATCAGCAGCGCCGTACACGCGACCTTCGCCCATGCCGCTGCGCACAGCATCGACGGCAACGCCGCGATTACGCGCGACAGCACGCGTAAAAGCGCCGTAGTGGGCATCGACGCGCGATTGCATAAAGGCGCGTGCGTCATCGTCGAGCGGCCCGTACGGGTTGCCTTCGACCTTGTATTTACCCGCGCTAATCAGCGTGGTTTTAACGCCTTCGTTTTCGAGCGCTTTGGACACGTCCTGATGCGCGGCATACACGCCGATAGAACCGGCTTCGCCGCCCGGGGTAATGTAAAACTCAGATGCGCTAGAACCGATCCAGTACGCCGCGCTAGCTGCGAGACTGTTTGCGATTGCAACGACCTGTTTTTGGCCGCGCGCCTGAAAGATTTCGTTCGATAGCTCCTGCACGCCCGACACCGAGCCGCCCGGGCTATCAATGTCAATCAGGATGCCGGTTACAGAATCGTCGGCCAGTGCAGCGCGGAACGATTGGGCGAAGCGTTGCGTAGACATGAGGCCCGAGCCGCTGGCCTCGTTTGCGGGCGGGCGCTGCGTGCTTACGCCGTAGAACGGCAACACGGCAATAGAGCCGTTACTGGCGCGCTCAGCATCGCCGCGCCGCGCGGCCATCGTTGCGGCGTCCGCGCGCACTTGTTCCATTACCTCGGGCGTAGCCGGGGTATCGTTGGCCCAACGCGATACAACGCCCGCAATAGCAGCAAGGCGCTCGGGCAAAATTGCCCACGGCGTCGAGAGGAATTCGGTTACTAACAGTGCATGTCTCACAGCGCCCCCTTAAGTGCCAGGCGCGTCAATTTAAGGCGCGCGCTATCGGTGAAAATGTCCACATCGCAACCCGGTTGCGCGGTCACGAAATCTATTTGTTGCACGCAATACGCGGATGCAGATTGCTTGCTGATGCTCAACGCCTGCCCGATAAATTCGGCATGCTTTGCATAGGCGTCCACTAGCGCGCTATCCGGCTGCGGCGCGCGTAATGCGGCCTGCACCATCGCCGCTTCCTTGCGCGCTACGCGGTGCGCCGTCGCGTCGGCGAGCGCATGCATGCGCGCGTTGGTCGGCTTGTCGTCGGTCGGATCGGTCGGATCGGTCGGCGCGAGCGGGTCGTCCGGATCGTTCGGCGCGTTCGGCGCGCTCGGGTCTTGGCCCGGCGTTACCTCGCTTTCTTCGACCATGTTTAGCGGGCGTAACGGCTCGTCTAAGCCTTCTAACGGGTTGAGCGATTCGGATATGCGCGCTTCGTTGCGCGTCATCCAGCCGTCAAGAATGCCGTTGTGGTAGTAGGTCGAGCGCGCCGTAGCATCGCCGCGCAGCAACGAGCGCGTCGGGAATTCGACGTTAAGGCCGTCCTCAGGATCGAGGAAGGAATACTTAATCGCTTCCTCCCAACGAACTAGCCACGGCGTCAACGTGTGCATGACGAATTCAAGCGATTGCTGCTCGATGTTGCTAAACGTCGCTTTATCCAAGTCGCCGATCATGTGCGGCGGAATGCGGAACAGGCGCGCGATTTCCGACACGCTGAACTTGCGACTTTCGAGATATTGCGAGTCCTGATTCGTGATTTCGATTGGGTGATATTTCATCCCGAATTCGAGAATCGCCGTTTTGTGGCGATTGCGCCCACCTTGCTGCGCTTGCCACCGCTCACGGAACAGGCGCTTTTGTTCGTCATCTTTGAACTGGCCGGGATACTCGATCCAGCCGCCCGGCGTTGCGTCGTTCTCGAAATAACGCTGGCCGTACGATTGCGCGCTGAGGCCGCTTGCAATCGCTTCGCGCGCCGCTGCAATCGGGTTCATTCCGACAACGCCGTCGCACGACATAGCGCGTATGTGGAACATGCTGCCGCGATTAAGCGTTAGGGTGCTTTGGTCTGCATTGCGCACGATATAACGCCAGTTCGTGTCGCTCAGCATTTCGATTGTTACGCGGTCGGGGTGGATCGGAATTAGATCCGTTACGATGCCCGAGGCGTCGCTAATCATTCGCGAAAACGAATTTCCCCGTAACGCTAGATGCGCCTGGCACATTTCGCGGTATTCCATCGGGTTCTGAAAATCGTTGGGGCGTTGCCCGAACAGCCGATACAGCCAATGCGTTTTAAGGGGCGTTTTCGCGCCGTCAGCGCCCTCGCGATACAGCGCGAAAGGGAGCATCGAGACCGACTCAGCCAGCACGCGTACGCACGCATAGACAGCAGTTAGCCGTAACGCTGCGTCGGCGGTGACGCTATGCGGCGTCCCTGCGAACGGGACCGGACTAAACCAGAAACCGCCCCACGGGGAGCGGTCGCCGGATTCGTCATCGGCGCGAATGTTGAGGAACATAGTTTTTATCCCCGCGAGGCAATGTGTGCCGTGAACATCGAGAGAATCAGCACAAGCAGGCCGACGACGACGAGCGCCGACGCAACGCCGCATTGCAAGCCGATTCCGACGCCGACCAGCACAAGGCCAACGACGAGCGCGACGTTATAAATTA